AAAGAAACACACTAATACACATCATGAAAGAAACAAAAAACAAACTACTACTAATCGACGGTGATATCATTCTCTACAAGGCTGCAAGCGCGGCTGAGCAGGAGATTCGTTGGGATGATAACACTTGGACGCTTCAGACTAACATGGCAGAAGCCAAGGCTGAGGTAGATCGTAACATCACGAACATCTGTAAGTCTCTCAGCAGTGAGAGCATTAAGGTGTTCTTCTCGCCTCGTCGCACCTTCCGTCACCTCCTGTGTTCTACCTACAAGGCTAACCGCAAAGACAAGCGCAAGCCTCTAGGTATTCAAGAGCTCAAGGACTGGATGATGGAGGAGTATGACTCTGAGCTATACTCTGGAATCGAAGCTGACGATGCTATCGGTATCTGGGCTACAGAAGACCCCGAGAACCGCGTAGCTGTCTCTATCGACAAGGACTTCGCTACACTACCTATCACCATCTACAACCCAGACAAGGACGTCCTACGCACCATATCGGAAGAAGAGGCGAACCACTTCCACCTCGTACAGTCCCTCACGGGTGACTCTACAGATGGCTTCGGTGGTCTAAAGGGATGCGGCCCTATGACAGCTAAGAAACTCCTAGAGAAGAACGGAGCTACTTGGAAGACAGTTGTAGACGCCTACGTAGCCAAGGGTCTCGACGCTTTTGACGCTCTCCTTACAGCGCGTCTAGCGCGTATCCTACGGTATGGTGACTACGACTTTGACACTCACGAAGTAAACCTCTGGACACCTGACAATGCATAAATCAATCGACGAACTCTTATACGAACTAGAACAAGCTAACAAAAAGCATACAACAAACATGATCGAAGCCCTAAACACAATAACTACAGCTGAAACAGTCGCCCTCCCTGAGGAAGACAGTGTGAAGGATACTAACCCTAAGGACGCCTGTGGCATTAAGAAGGTTCCCATCTCAGGGTTCCCCGTCCCAGTGATCCTAGAGGCTGGCTTAGTAAAACTACACGGCGACCTCAAGTATGGTCGTTACAACTGGCGAGATGCTGGTGTTCGTGGTTCTGTCTATTATGACGCTTGTTTCCGTCACCTAGCAGCGTGGTGGGAAGGGGAAGACCTCGACCCAGACTCAGGAGTTCACCATCTGTCACATGCTATCACAGGTCTAGCTGTCCTCAGAGACGCTATGATCCATGACAACTGGACAGATGATCGCCCTAAAGAAACCCTCGGATTCGTCAAAGAGCTTAACAAGAAAGCCGAAGAGATGATCGAGAAACACAACCAATAATTATTGAAGATACCGTAACGATGGAAACAGATAAACATATCGAAATACCTCCTATCACCAAGGCTCTTATAGATGCTCTAGAGAGTTCCTTTCCCTCGCAGGATTTCCCTGCAACCGACAGTGTTCCTATGCTCAACTTTCACTATGGACAACGCTATGTAGTGAACTTCCTAAAGCACCACTATCAAATTCAAACTGAAAACCTACTAAACCAAGAATAATATTATGTGCATGTCGTCTCCTAAAGTTCCAGACCCAGTCCCTCCACCCGCGCCCCCTCCCCCTCCTACTAAGGTGGCTCAGAAGGTTGAGAACAAAGCGCTCAAGAACCGCCAGAGCTCCAAAAAGCGTGGCACCTCTGCGCTTACAGTTCGTCGTTCTACAGTGAACACTGGTTCATCTGGTAGCGGCGCTAACATTAACTACTAATTAAATACAAATATGGCAGACCGAACCCTCACAATTAACCATGCCGATGGCGGTAGTGAAACCTATACCATCAACCGTGATAAGTTCGCGGGGGTTCGGAGCATGCTGGTAGATGGAGCTACCGTTAGCGTAGACCACACGGAGCAGCCCGATGTTCGCACCCTTCTAATGGATGGCGAGACTATCACTATTGATACTACTAGAGAAGGTGTTCGCACTCTTACAGTGGATGGCGTGACTATCACTATTGACCGCACCGATGAGTCAAAAATTAAGAGTTTCATAGAGCAGTTCACAGCTCCAGCAGCTGCTTACTCCCTTCGCGATCTAGCAAGCAATGCGGGCGACACTAGAGTTGTCCGCGTGAGGCGTTCTAGCGATAACCAAGAGGCTGACTTTACAGCTGCCGAGGTAAGTAATATTGCCACTTGGGTCGGTGCTGGAAACGACGGCTTTGTGGAGACATGGTATGACCAATCAGGCAACGGCAACGATGCGACACAGGGGACTATATCAAGCCAGCCTAAGATTGTGGATGCTGGTGCGCTGGTTACGGGTGGGATTGATTTTGATGGGGTGAATGATTTCTTTAATGCTGTTGGTCTTGATTCCGCTTTTAGGAATGTGAGCAACGCTTTTCTTTTTTCAGTCAGCTCCCACGACTCCGCCGCAAGCGGAACTGAATGCCTTATCTATGGACAGGCTGGCGCAAATACTGGCATAGCTAGGGTTTATTTTGGGTCAGTGGGAACCAATGATGTGGCTGCTGGTCGCCGCCTTGACACAGATAGTTTCGTCCAATCAAAAACGGCTAAGACATCTGGCGCAAAAATTAGAAGTGCAAATTTCAACTGGAGCGGCGGAAACGTGCAATTATTTCAAAATGGGACAGGAGCAACAGCTACTGCACTTTCATCAGGCGCAGGCTCAACGTCAGATACTGTTAATTCTCCGTTTAGAATTGGAAGGGTCGGCAATGTATCCAGCTACTGGAACGGAACTGTAAATGAAATAATCATTTACCTCTCCGACCAATCCGCAAACCGCACAGCCATCGAGACGAACATCAACGACCACTACAACATCTACTAATATGTATCTACTTTTCTCAACCGAACAAGACGCATTGGATCGCTCCGAGGAGGAGGGGATTGCAATGGGGCTGTCGTATCACAAGACAGGTAAGGGGTCACGCTACGTCTCATCACCACAGTTGACTGCTGACAGTATGTGGGCTTTAGATGTTTCTAGTTATAATTTAAATGACATTGAAGTCGAATCTGTTGTTGACAGCTACCTAATCCCAGACACTATCGAAGATAACATTTAACTAACCTTTAACCTGTCCGTTCCGCAGAGAGCTCCTTAACCCCCATCGGTGAGATACATATCCCTAGAAGGAAGCCCGCCGTTCGGACAGGCCTTTTTAATAACAATATAAATTATATGCATACTGAAACAGCTCAAGCACTCTACTCCAAACTGGAAGGTAAGCGATATCAATACATAGATCGCGCTCGTCAGTGCTCTAAACTAACTCTACCCTACATCATAACCGATGAGGGCTTTGGCGCACACAGCCGCCTAGAAACACCCTTTCAAGGCATTGGGGCTCGCGGAGTGAATAACCTCGCTTCTAAACTACTACTAGCACTCCTACCACCCAATGCCCCTTTCTTTCGTCTCAACGTAGACAACCACGGACTAGAACAAGAAGGAGCTCCAGCGGAGTTAATCTCTGAGATCGAGAAGTCCCTTCAGCAAGTTGAAGAGTCTGTTATGGATGAGATCAGCCGCGAGACCTATCGCACTGCTCTCCACGAAGCCCTCAAGCATCTTATTATTTCTGGTAATGCTCTTATCTACCTTCCTGAAGAGGGTGGTATGCGTGTGTTCCACCTCGACCGTTTCTGTGTAGAGCGTGACCCAATGGGTAACATTCTATACATCTGCACCAAAGAGCAACTATCCTATATGTCCCTCTCCCAAGAGATGCGTGACATCGCTGGTAATGCTGACGGTGAAGGAGCAGACAACGACGTCAACCTATTCACTGCTGTATGTCGCAAGGAGAATGGCTGGAAGGTATGGCAGGAGATCAACGGTAACCTTATCCCTGATAGTGAAGGCTTCTACCCACTAGACAAAAACCCTTTCATCCCTCTACGCTTCTCCCGCATCGACGGTGAGGACTATGGACGCGGATATGTAGAAGAATACCTAGGCGACCTACAGTCCCTTGAGAGCCTCCAAAGAGCTCTTGTAGAAGGTTCTGCTGCTGCCGCTAAGGTTCTCTTCCTCGTTAATCCTAATGGCACAACCCGAGCTAAGACCCTTGCTGAATCACCTAATGGTGCTATCGCTCAAGGTAATGCTACTGATGTGTCTGTTCTCCAGCTCAACAAGTTTAATGACTTCAGAGTTGTCCAAGAGAGCATCGTGAAGATCGAGGAGCGCCTCGGTCACGCCTTCCTACTTACCTCAGGTGTTGTTCGTAACGCTGAGCGCGTAACCGCTGAAGAGATTCGCATGCTAGGACAAGAGCTAGAGACTGCTATCGGCGGTCTTTACTCACTGCTTTCCGTAGAGCTACAGATGCCTATGGTTAATCGCCTCATGGAAGTGATGCGTAAGAAGAAGAAGCTACCTAAGCTTCCTAAGGACATTATCAATCCTGTTATCATTACAGGTGTTGAAGCCCTTGGACGCGGACACGACCTACAGAAGCTAGACATGTTCCTAGCGGGTGCTGCTCAAGTAGTAGGCCCTGATGCTGTAGCTCAGTTCGTGAACGTCGGAGAATATTTCAAACGTCGTGCTACATCCCTCGGTATTAAAACTGATGGATTAGTTAAGACTAATGAACAAATGGCTGAAGAAGCCCAACAAGCCCAAATGATGCAAATGACAGAGAAGCTTGGCCCTTCAGGGATCAAAGCAATATCTGATCAAGCGAAAGTACAACAAGAACAAGCTCCAGAACAGGAATAATAAACTAAAATAAAATGGCTAACCTACACCAAGTACAAGTAAACGAAGTAAGCGAGGAAGAGAATATCTCCCTTGAACAACAAGCCGCTATGCAAGAAGAAGCGGCACAACAGCGTAACCAAACGCTTGAAGCTGATCCTATGGAGGGTAAGCAGACTATCGAAGAGCAGCTCAAAGAAGACGAGCCCGCTAAAGAAGAACGCCCTGAATGGCTTGACGAGAAGTTTGAGAGTCCTGAAGAACTGGCTAAGGCTTATGAGGCTCTTCAGAAGAAGATGTCTAAGCCAAAGGATGAGAAGAAGGAAGCTAAAGCAGAAGAGGTTTCTCCTGTAGAAGCTACCACAGGTGTTATCGACGCTGCTCGCGATGAGTTCTCTGAAAAGGGTGAGCTTTCTGACGATACCTTTAAGGCATTAGAAGAAGCTGGATTACCCCGTGAGTTTGTTGAGCAGTATATAGCTGGTCAAGAAGCTATGTCCGTACAGCAAACTGCTAGCATCCAAGCGTCAATCGGTGGTGCTGAGAGCTATGAGGCTATGTCTGAGTGGGCTGGAGAGAATCTCTCTGACAGTGAACTAGACGCTTACAATGACATCGTCGAAGGCGGTTCTATTGAGCAAGCCACTGTAGCTGTTAAAGGACTGTATGCTCGGTTCCAAGCTGCTGAAGGTAAGAGCCCATCGCTCGTTCAAGGTTCCACTTCAGGTGACTCGGGTGTAGAGCCTTTTGGTTCCACAGCTCAAGTTACTGAAGCTATGCGTGACCCTCGTTATGCTAGTGATCCAGCTTTCCGTGCTAAAGTTGAGCAACGCTTGGCTGTCTCCTCAATCTTCTAAATCTTAACTAAATTATAATATGTCAATTGAACTATTAGCAATGCTAGGTGGAGGCGTGTCAGGTTTCGTTATGAAACTAATTGCTTCTCAAGCCGAAGCTCAGTCTCGTAATTTTGAGATGATGCTTCAAAAGCAATCTCTAGCTGATGAATCTGCTGAAAAAGCAGCGGCTCGTGGTGGTGTTTGGATCAGACGCATCTTTGTCTTTTTCATTCTATTCGCCGTTATCTTAGCTCCCTTCATTCTTTCTCTTACAGGAGTTCCTGTGACTGTAGAAAAGGAAGGACTAGGAGGTCTATTAAAACTAATCGGACTTGGTTCTGGTGGCTGGGAGTCCCTACAAGGATTCGTAGTGTTGCCTGAAGTTCGTCAAGCAATGCTTGCTATCGTAGGATTCTACTTCGGCTCCTCACAGGTTCGGTAATGATCAAGCTGATCGTTAAACTACTCATAGCGTTCCCAAAACTGGGAGCGTTATTTGTGTCTGTAAGAACTGCCTACGTTATGGCGTTAGCAGACAAGAGATATGAAGAGCATCTCGCTCTCGTAGAGAAGCTAAAGAAAAGTGATTAAAATCCTCCTATTATTAGCTTTATTGTTAGCTGGGTGCTGTCCATCAACAGACAACTCAATAACACTTAAAGACTTCGTTTCGCTCATCCCTAAATGGGAGGTCTATCCTGATAGTCCCTACAATGTAGTGGGCGACAACGGAGCTGCTTTTGGTCACTACCAGATACACAAGGTAATGGTAGACGATTACAATCGTATAACAGGTTCTAAACTCACGCACGCGGACGCTTTCGACCCTATAGTCGCTGAGCGTATCGCTTTTGCTGTTCTGAGCCACTACGCTAAGCACATTCAATCCACAGGTGTAAAGCCCACCGTTGACCACCTACTATTCATCTGGAATGGCGGTGGAGGCGCATGGAGGCGCGTAGAGAGCCCCCGTAATGACCAGAAGCAAATCAATTTAAACAGGTATCGAGCTAGAGCTCTACCTATCATCAATCAATTTCGTTCCAAACCGCAAGAAGTAGCCGCTCTGCCCTCCGAGGAGGATAACTTAGTAACCAAACAAGCGATTAGAACACCTAACCTGTAGCCCCCAATCTGGGAGTTACTACTAAGTAAATAACTCAAAAAGAAAAACTAATACAATGGCTAATACAAGTCCATCCCGCTTGGGACAAGTAAATGGTTCTGGAGACGTCGATAGTCTCTTTCTTAAAGTGTTCTCAGGAGAAATCTTGACTACATTCGAAGAGCAGAACATCATGAAAGACCTCCACATGGTTCGCACCATCTCGTCTGGTAAAACAGCTCAGTTCCCTGTTACAGGTGTCGCTGACGCTAAATACCACACTGTTGGTGAAGACATCATAGACGGTTCTAACAACTACCTATCAACCATCAAGCACGCTGAGCGCACCATCAACATCGATGACGTTCTTATTGCTTCGACATTCATCGCCAACATCGATGAGCTTAAGAACCACTACGACGTCCGTAGCATCTACGCTAAGGAACTCGGTAAGGCTCTTGCTAAGCGCTTCGACATCGCAACAATGAAGACTCTCTTCGCTGCTGCTGGTGGCGCATCGCCAATCGGTGGTAACGGTGGTACATCCGTATCTGGTGCTGACACATTGACCGCTTCTGGTCTTGTTGACGCACTATACGCTGTAGCTCGTTCGCTCGATGAGAAAGATGCTCCTGAAGAAGGACGCTTCGCTGTTCTCACTCCAAGCCAATACTACACTCTCCTCACTGCTGACAATGTTGCTATCAATCGCGACACTGGTGGTGCTGGTAATGTTGCAACTGGTAAGATCGCTCAAGTTGCTGGCATCAGCCTCTTCAAGAGCAACCACCTCGACAGCATTATCTCTCTTGGTAACGTTGCCTCTGGTTCTGCATCTAGCGACTCAACAGCTAACAACGACGTGTTCGGCTCTGGCGAAGGATACGAAGGTGACTTCTCTGCTCTTAGCGGTGCAAGCTCTGCAAAGGGCTTCCTTGCTGGAACTAAAGAAGCTATCGGTACTGTTAAGCTCCTCGACCTTGCTACTGAAAGCGAGTACCAAATCCAACGCCAAGGCACCCTGTTCGTTGCTAAGTATGCAATGGGGCACGGCGTTTTGAGACCTGAGTGCGCGGTTAAGGTTCTTCCTGCCTAAGCTCTGACTTAATCTGAGACCCCTTGGGCCTATCCCCTTGGGGTCTCTTTTAACCACTCTACATTTGAAAGAAACAAAAAAGTGTCGAACCTGCAAAGAGGATAAAACCCTCGATGCTTACCACGTTCATTCTCGCAAAACGGGAAAACTAAGGAACGAATGTATTGAGTGTAGGCGCAATAAGGACAGGGAAAGGCTGTATGGTATTACAGCAATTGAATATAACGCCCTACTCCAGAAACAAGAAGGTGTTTGCGCTATATGCGGTACAAGCACGCCCACACTCAACCACGACGAAACCCGTACAAACCTTTATGTAGACCATTGTCACGCTTCAGGAGACGTTAGAGGTCTCCTATGTGGT